AAATTTATATTGGTTTACTACTGCCATTATTCTAAAAAGAAACTTTTAGCTTCTATCTCCTGTTTTACTTCTTCTTGGAAAGAAGTATTTAATTTTGTAATTACACCGTCAAGATCCCTGACCAATGATTGTAAATTTCTTTGTGTGTATTCAGGTGCCGCTCTAGTTAATGATTGTACAAGTTTAGCCATTATACTTTACCGCCATAGAAGTATTTAACTCTACCGCCTCTTGCAAAAGAACCCTCTGTATCAGAACCACCAGGTCCTTCAGATCCAGGAGATGCATCACCTCCAACTGCTGACCCTATTCCACCGCCTCCGCCGCCTTCACCATTACCGCCTCCAATCTGATCAGGAACTCCAGAACCTCCTCCACCAGTATAACCTGGCGGTTCTGTAGGTGGACCATCAGGATCTGGTCTATTATTTTCAATAACAAACTCATTAATTAATTCAGGTGTAATGGTTGGATTTGTTATAGTTGTTTCGTCTTCGTCTCCTAAACTTTTATCGGCTAGTTCGTAAAATTTTAAAGTCTCTATTAAATTTTTTACGTTTTTTTTGTCTTTTTTCTTACCACCTGCTGCTAAATAATCTTTATATTCTTTAATGCTTCCAAATTTATCTATTTTAGAATCAAAATATTTATCAATACTTTCTTGATCAAATTGACTAAAGTTTTTACCATCAAACGTTTTCATTCCGCCAGGTGTGTTAAATAAATAATTGTTGGCGGCCAAAGAATCATATAAGTTTTTTTGTTGATCTGTTAAACCAGCAATACCATAAGAAGGTCCATCACCCCCAATATTACCTAGTATAGTAGGGACAATTGAAAGAGGATTTAAAAGTGTCACTATACCTTTTAGTGCATCAGGAAGACCAGCTTTTACTTGACCAGCTTTATTAAATAATTTAGAGAAAAAATTTTGTTTTACTTTTTCTTCTGATTCAAGATTATCAAAAGTGCCTGCAGGATATACTTCTCCATCTATTCCAAATTCATCTACAATATTTCCACCACCTACGATATCTCCAGTTACAGGATCTACTCCGGTTCCAGGTTCACCTAAACCTCCTGTGATTGGAGTGCTACCATAAACAGGACTAACTGGAGTTCCTTCTCCAAACATATTTCCTGTTGAACTAAAACCATCACCACCAGAACCAGCAAAAGCATCTGTATTTACAATACCTTCATCTGTTATAACTTCATTATCTTCTGTTGGAAGATTAAGACCTAATCTATATTTTTCCTGCGGAAGATATTGATATTTTTTAAATAATTCTTGATCTGCTGGGTTATAAAATTTTACCATTACCTCATTCCTCCTGGTGCAATATCTAATCTAAATGTACCAAGTTTCCAGTCTTGACCAGTGCTTGTGTTAGATACTTTTAATGCGATAGATCTTGCTCGTACTCTTGTGCTTTTAAAAGTTGTGCTTGAAGTAACTGTAAAGTCTGTAGTAACAGGTGTACTGTTAGGATAATTTCTAGTTGTAAAACTAACTTGTGTGTCACCAGTTTGATTAATAAAGTCTGGAATAAATCTCATAATCCTCATAATATATTCACCATCTCCTCTAAGATCAGGTGTCCCTACTGTTTGACCTGTCGTACTTCTTTTTTGTGTGATATCAAAATCACCGGAAACAATGTTAGCCGTAACTGCAGTAATTACACCACCTGCATTTTCTTGATCGGTCCCTGTTTCGTGCTGATAGTATATACTACTTCCGTCCACATTGCCAGTAACATCATACGAAGCATTGTCACTAGGATCATAAAGTGTTGCATGAGGTTTATCATACACAGCAGAATCCTCCCAAGCAGATCTATTTAATGTGCCTGTGGTCCAAATAGGTCTTTGGGTTGTGGAATCTAGATAATTATAGGTAACAACCCTATCTACTGTAGCTGCATTAGCTGAACAATAGAACCAGTTAATCTCTCCAAAAAGGTTATTAACACCTGCATTAATTAAATCTCTAGGTACTGAGTTTAAACTATCGTAGACAAAATCTTCAACTAAACATGGAAGAGATTTTAATTGACCATCGTAATTAAAGAAACCATTTTCTGACATCCAATAAGCAGAACCATCAACTTCAACCGCAGCATTTTTACCAATTAATCCGCAGTTAGTACCTGCTTGTGCAAAAGCAAAAGTAAATGGTGATCCAACAAATTGCATCAAGAATAATGAGGTATCCGTCCAAATATATATGGCGTCCCTACCTTTAATTGCAGACATAATTTTAGAACCTGCGGCAAGTCTTTGTGAACCTGCAGTATTGTTTGCTGTAATAGTATAGTTATTAATATTTTCTTGATCAGAAAATCTTATAAACATATCATCTTGTGTAGTCTTATCCCCTATTTCAGTTTCTGTTCCAAAGAAAACCAAGTGTCTATCAGGAGTTGACACCAATACATGACGCGATGCAGTTGGTGCACCGGTAATAATAGTTGCTCTATTAGCTACTGCATTTGGAGCTGCAGCATCCCATTCAAAACATTCCCCATTATAAATAAGTGCAATTAATTTTGTACCATAATTATCTAAAACCCATAAACCTGGGTTTAATGTAAATTGTGTAGAAGAAGAAGCTTGACCCCATCCATTGTAATTTGTAACATTTGTGACAGCAGCACCAGCACTATGTGTTGCAGCTGTACTACCATTAGCACCTCTTGCTCCACCAGTTAAAGTTCCTGTTGCCGTATCATTTGCTGTGTATGTAATAAATTCTGTACCTATTTGTATTGTACCGGAAGAAGGGAAAGCTGCAGAACTTGTCAATACAACAGTTGTTCCTGTTGTATTTGTTAAAGCAGTTGCAAGAGTTGTTGTTGCAACACCATTAACTACACCACCAAACAAACCTGTACCCCAACCAAAACCAGATTGTTGTTTAGCTGGTCCAACACTATAATAATATAACGCATCAGCAGACCCTGCACCTGATAAAGGTGTGCCTGCTTCTGTAGTCGCCATTGTTAAAGTAAAAGTTGTATTGTTTGGAACAGAAGTTACCATAAACTTTTTACCTTCAAATGTTGCGTTGGTAAAAGTAGAACCAGATAGTCCTGTAACATTTTCAAACATTACGATGTCATCATCGTCTAACGGCACAGACGTAGAGACTGTTACTGTTACAACGTTTGAACTTGATGTACTTGTAAATGTTGCGCCTGAAACAGTTTTTTCTATAGGATGAATATCATAATACGATCCTTCAGAAAAAACATAAAGAATTCTATTAGTGCCAATTGCAGAATATTTTATACCAACATTATCATCCCAGTTATGAATTGCTCTTGCGGCACCTGTTAATTTATCACCACCTAGTTGATCCCAGCCACCAATTTTTTCAGGAGTACCATATCTAAAACGTACATTATCTCCATCAAACCATTGACCTTCAGCCCCGGTCTCTGTAACTTGTTTATTAAATCCTGGTGCAAATCCTAGTTTCTGTAGCATAAATTAATTCCTAGTTTAAAATATACTAGAATACTAGTTATATCAACATGTGTTATGGGTAAAAATTAAACTATTGAGCAGTATATGCTTTACCAGAAGCGATAGCTGCATTAACTTCAGTCATGTCTTCATCTGTCCAGTAATCTTTAGCAACCATAAGTTCTAAGTGTTCAACATTTCTATCAACTGCATTTTGTCTTTCAGCTGCTTCTTCATCCGCCATTTTAGAACCATCAATAATACCATTAATTAATTCTACAGAATGACCCATAGCTGTGTAATCTTGTGCTATTTCTTCTGCTGTTTTTACTTCATCTGACATAATTTTTCTCCTTATATTGTTGCGCAAGCAACGGTTTTAGTTTTATCAAGTTTCCTAAAATTATCAATAATTATTTGTGGTTCTACCATATTATTTCTAGGGTCACTATCATTAAATTTAGCCTCATCCCATTCATCTTTCATATGAAAATGTAAGTTTTTATTGTGAGAGTAACCAAACTGAGTCCACCTCGTACTGCCCCAAATAACAACACCGTAAGCTTTAGCTGATGGTGAAAAGTGTTGTAAACAACTGTCAATACTAACGAACCCTTCAGCACCTTTCAACATTTCATGAATTTGGGCCCAGTGTAAATCACATCTAATTGTGCCCTGATAATGTGGCTCATTAGGTAAAACACAATTAATAATAGTTGTATCTTTATATTCTTCAAGTAACATATTAACTAATTGTTGTGCAAGATAAGGTTGATAGTTTCTATTTGGATTGATGTTTGTATACTGAACGTTATCTCCATAATTCCATTTAGGTTGGCCACCTGAAAACTGAATCATTATATACTTACCAATTTCATTATCAGCTAACCATTTAGTGACAGCTGCTTTGTGGTTGTCTGTATAAAGTTTACCTGTCATAGATTTATTAAAATCTACACCATGGTGTTCACAGTAACTTTCAATAATGTGTTGTTTACCAAATTGAAAATTTGATTTGTATGGCTCACAATAAAATATATTATCAGACGCCATGATCCTTGGATCTTTTAACGGTATAGTTTGCTCCAATGCAAGTTTAACATCTGGATTACCTGCAAAGCAATCTATGTAAGGTGTGTATATCTGCACCTCTGATTTTTTTCTTAGTTTAGGTAGTAAAGCAGTGAATGCGGTACATTTACCAACACCACCTTCTACGACGTACGTATTAAGCATTATATTCCTTTCGTTTATTAATTACTTTCTAACGCTTCTATTTTAGATTTCAAGTCTTTAATTGCATTGACTAATACTGGTATTAAATGTGAATTAGTTACTTTTAAATTTTCATCATTTTCATTGTCAATAATGACATTATCAGAACCTTCAAGTTCAAGTATGTCTTGTGCTAAAAACCCATATTTTTTAAAGCCATGTGGTTCTGGGTTTTCTCTGGACTTTTTAAATCTAAAACTAACAGGTTTTAATTTATCTACAAATTCTAAACCATGAGGCACATCTCCAATCTCTGTTTTATCTCTTAAATCTGATGTTACTGTCCAATCTACTTTTACATAAGAATTAGTTATGTCGTTATGACCAGCTATAAACCTATTGCTTTCAGTAGTAATATTAATCATACTAGCATCAGAACCAGCACAAACTCCTATTGCTACGTTAGCACTACCTGTTGTAGCATTAATTAAAGAATCTTTACCAAGCCCAGTATTATTAGATCCTGTTGTATTAGAATATAAAGCAGCGTCACCTGAAGCAACATTAGAGTGTCCTGTTGTATTAGAAAATAAACTATTTAAACCCGAACCAACATTTCTATAACCCGTTGTATTTTTACAAAGTGATTGTCTTCCAATTGCTACGTTAAAATCTGGTGTTGAACCATTATTTGTATATAATGCTTTATAACCTACAGCAACATTACCATCTCCAGTTAAACTACTAATCATAGCTTGAGTTCCAATTGCTGTGTTACAAAGACCAGTAGTATTACTTTGTAAAGCACCTACTCCCAAAGCAGCATTATCATCTCCTGTAGTATTACTTGATAACGAAGTACGACCAATTGCGGTGTTGTCATTACCATCTGTATTAGCATCTAAACTATCTTTACCAACAGCAGTATTTCTTGTACCTGTTGTGTTTTCTAATAAAGCACCTTTACCCACTGCTGTATTATCTGAAGCTGTAGTGTTAGCACATAAAGCAAAAGCACCCACTGCAACATTATTTGCACCTTCTGTGTTTTTACACATTGCTTGTCTACCAATAGCAGTGTTAGTATGTCCTGTTGTGGTTAATGTTAATGCTTCTCCACCAAGTGCAACTGAATCATATGAAGTTGTAGCTGTACACAATGCAGCATATCCTACTGCCGCATTATTTGCTCCCGTAGTTAATTTACATAAAGCGTGTTTTCCAATTCCAGTATTTGATGCCCCTGTCGTTGCTGCTCTTAAGGCACTATGACCAACTGCTGTATTACCTTGTGCAGATTCATTTGCTACTAAAGCATAATGACCAACAGCTGTTAAGTGATAACCACTTGTATTTGTTGAAGCTGCTGTATGACCTATAGCTAAGTTATCTCCTGCCGCATTATTTGCTAACAAAGCAGAAGTACCGATTGCTAAATTTGTAGTATTTGTAGTATTGGCACCTAACGCACCCTCTCCGATTGCAATATTATTACTACCACTTGTATTTGCATCAAGGGCATTTTTACCCACCGCTACATTTGACGCCCCTGTTGTGTTAGCTTTTAAAGAATCAAATCCCATAGCGGTATTATTATCTGCTGTTGTGTTACCACCTAAAGAACCACAACCGATTGCAGTATTGCAGCTTCCTGTAGTGTTAGAGCCTAATGAAGCATATCCATAAGCAACGTTTTTACTTCCCTCAGTATTTAAAAGCATTGATGTAAAACCAGAAGCAACATTATTTGTTCCTGTTGTATTTGCATTTAAAGAACATGAACCTAACGCAGTGTTTCTACAACCTGTTGTGTTTAATCTTAAAGAACAAAAACCTATTGCAATATTATTATCTGCTGTTGTATTACAAGCTAAAGCATTAGCACCCAATGCTACGTTAGCTGTACCTGTTGTGTTCTTAATCATAGAATAAGAACCTACAGCTGTATTATTACAAGCTGTTGTATTATCAAATAAAGTGGCTATACCAACAGCAACATTAGTTGCTCCTGTTGTGTTATCTAGCATAGAAGCACAACCGATTGCTATATTACTATTACCCTCTGTGTTATCATTTAAAGCAGTAAGACCTACAGCTACATTTGTAAGACCTGTTGTATTAGAACATAAAGCCTTTCTTCCAACGGCTACATTACAATTACCTGTTGTGTTAGAAAGTAAAGCATGTAAACCAACAGCTACATTACTATCTCCTCCAATATTTGCGTCTAAAGCTTGGTAACCTACTGCTACGTTATTATTCCCTGTGTTAGCATTTAAAGCACATGCACCTACTGCTACATTTTGTGAGCCTGTTGCGTTAGTTTCTAAAGATAAACTACCTACTGCAGTATTATGATCTCCTGTGGTAATTGCTGTTCCAGCATGATTTCCAATTACAGTATTATCTGTACCTCCAGCTTCAACTGAATCTAATGCAGTATCTCCTAAAGCAACGTTATCTGTTCCTGTAGGATAATTACCATCTAATTTTATTGTGCCCTGAACTGTTAGGTCTCCAGTAATTAAACCATCTGCAAAATCATGAACACCTGTGTTTGTTGCAACACCATCAAAGTAAACATACTTCCAACCTTTTTCAGTAGTTGCCCAAGTGACTGTTGCACCTGAACCGGAAGCAGCTTTTAACTGTACTGTATAAGCACCAGAAGTTGCGTTATTTATAATATAAAAATTTTCTACACCAACCGGCATAGTTACAATTCTGTTACCAGTAATTGTTCCTGTAAATTTTAAAATTCTTGTAGCAACAGCAGAACCTGTAGCACCATC